CCCATCATTCCGGCGCCACCCGGAGCTCTCAACTGCTGACGCAGCGAGCGGTCGACCTGGGCAACCAGCAGACTCTCGTCGGTGGCCCAGTTCCCGCTGAGGCTGACCGGGAAATCTGCTGGCAGTTGAACGCTATACAGGTTCCCGTCACGCTGAATCAGTTGAGTCGGGCGATCAACAATCAGCGGAGAGCCGTCGACATATTCAAGGGGGGTCGGTTCAAATCCCTGAGCGGCCAGCCACTGCATGACATACTGCTCGATTCCCCACCAGGTCCATCGTGCAACCGGAGGACGCTGAGGCCCACGGTCCATCCAGCGATCTTGATCCAGCGAGTTCATTGCCGTGTCTAAGTTCTCGGCGTTGTCGTACAGGTCACGCGGGTCTTTGGAGCCCAGCGGGTTACCGGTGGCGTAGGTCGTCATGCAAATTCTCCGGGCATGAAAAAGCCCGCTCTATGGCGGGCTCTGAATTTGTGTGTTCGGTCAGTTTGGGGCGCTGGCGTTGTCGTAGGTGTAGACGCGTTCGTCGTAGTTCACGGCCTGAACAGAGGCTCCTGAAAATCCATCAGGGTCGATTGAGCTAATCAGTGCGGGATACGCATACTGAGTTGATGTTCCGAAAAGAAGATGCGGCGGCTCAATGTCCCACGATGTATCGGGAGTGAAATCGAGTGATAGAACGGTTAGATGATATTCGTCGAACCTAGTAGCACTATAAGGCCCAGAAAGCGTTCCATCAGGTCGGCGAATAGCTACCACATAAGGCCCAGGTGCGGACCAGTCAAACGGCTCGCTTGACTTTAACAGCCAGTTTGACCCTGTATTTACAGCGCCGAGCAATAGAGCGCTTTGACCGAATCCTGGCACATCGTCAGCAAGGGCAACGTAATCCCAATATTCGCTATTCAGAGCATCAAGCTCAGTCGAGAATGTGTAGTTCGTCCTTCGATACTTCTGAACCATACGACGCCGCATACCATACCGATAGGCTCTGTTCCTGTCAGTGATCCCAGCGGCTTTGATTTTCTCAACCTTACGGCCAACATCTTCTGGAAGCCTGCATTGGATCGTGTCTTCGATCCAACCATTAGAGTTTACGAACTCCACGTCAACGCCATCATAATCATCTTCTGACGGCGCGCTTTTGCTTATCTTGAGAGCTTGAGACATGTTCTGAGGAGTGTACATGTGGCCGTACAACGTCCTCGGCTCGTCCCTGGCAGCGCTGATAACACCTCTTTTGATCGTAAGCTCAGAGAATCCGGCCGCCAAAGCCTCCTGAAGAATCTGTTTGACAGTTATGCTAGTACTGTCATAGATCATGTCGAACTTATCGCCACGCGATTTCCAAATCGCATCAAGCCTGTCGAACTCCTCAAGATCGATATCATCATCGGTGTAACCACGCTCCTTGGCTTGATATATCACATATGGAGCGATATCCCTGGTAGCCTGCTCAGGAAGCCAAACACCGCCAGACCTAACAGGAAGAATCCGAGTTGCCTCAACCGACACACGACTTTCGGTTTGCGCAGATATCCTATCTGAGGATCTATACCTAATACCTATAGTTGTGACATTAGCATATGAAGAAGGAGCATTTAGCCGAGACCTTAGGCCATACCATTGAAGAGTGTCTCTGAACTCTAGCTCATTCTTTCCATATGGATATCTTTGCCTGACACGTATTTCAGCGCGCATTGCATATGGGAGCGTAAGCTGCGTGGTGAATCCTATTTGATCTAGAGTCTGCGCAGTATGTGAATAGTCTATAGACGTCCAAGCGCCACCAATCGCCATATCACGATATTCAATCGTATAATATGCGCCAAGCGGAGCCATGTTACCCTCTGAACCAATCCAAACAAGGCCGTTTGGACAGAACATGTCCCACTCTATAATTCTAGTAACCTCGCCAGGAGGACAAACAGGGAAAGGTCCTCTATACCCACCTTGAAGATTTGATGTGTCAACTGTGACTCTAGAGATACTTGAATTTAGCGTAGAGAATCCAGGCCAAGATGGGTCAGTAGCTCCAGCAGATGTAAGCCGTTCAACTGTAATTTGGTTGGAACTGTATGACGTAATTCTATATCTCAGCCCTCTAAGACCAATTGCAGCATTACCAGAACCAACCTGAAGTGCATTGACTGGAGAGCCATTGTCATAGTTCAAAGTCAATGTAGTCGATGTAATGGTATTTACAACATAAAGCCCAGAGTTAGATCCTACAACTTGGATCTGCATTCCAGCAGTAAATGCTAGCTGCGCTATATCTCCAGATATAGTATCCCTTGTACTACCACCACCATCGGTAACCGTATATGGGTACATGGCTTCTACACGCAGGATAGTTCCTGGAGCCCAGTCTGATGGGAAAGATCCTGCGCCGGAAGGGATAATGATGTTGTATCCAGAGAACGTAAACGTTGTAGAACTTGGGTTAGGAGTAAGAGATGTTGCCTCCGTAAGCTCAAGTCCAGCATTACCAGTTGAGCTAGCACCAACCTCAGGAGCGCTATGCCACCATACAGAGGCAGGATGGCCGCTCACATTCTGTCCAGGTTCAAATACCTGGAACGAAGCCTCGGCGCCAAGTGCAAAGAATGTGGTGTCGCCGATTTTCACTCCGCCTTCATCGATCTGAAACTTTCCCTTACCGATGCAAAGCATCATCTCCGTCCACTGCTCACGCGGTCCGGCGAAATAGCGTCTAGGCGGGAGGATGTAGTCAGGGTAGATCAAACGACGTCCAGCAACGTCTCTGATAGCGTCTCCCAGTTTCACCTTATTGCCGCGCGGGCTTGAGTCCGCCAGAGACTCACCTTGGCCAGGATTGGCAGGCATCCCTGGCAGCTGCGGCATGAGCATTCGAAACGCAGCCTGTACACCTTTAAACAAGGCCGCGGTGATCGTGAATGGATCGGTGCCATGCGGTTCCGGATAGATGCGAACAACATCGCCTCGCTCGATGATTCGAGCGCCCCAGTCAGATGGGTGGATCAGTTCCTCATGAGCGCGCTTCTGCGCATCACTCAAGTCTTCGCATCGATCAACCTCAGCTGGAATAATCCCAATGCTGATAGGCGGCCGCTCTTGATCCGAATAGTTCTTTACGTTGTCGACCAGCCATGCACGAATGGTCGTTGAACGGGCGAGCGGATGCCGCTCCAGAGGCTCGCCGTCAAGCCTGCTCGGATAGATTTCGATCACGGTAGAAGATCACCTTGCTGTATTGATCGGTGAAAGTGCGTAACGGCGTTAGCGATACGCCACTGCCTGGGTTCGTCTCCAGAACTCGCTGACGTCCATCGACATCGACAACCAGGCCAACATGCACGCATGCCTGCCCACGAAATGCCGCAGCAATTGCTCCAGGGAATGGCTGGCATTCCTCAAGTGCTCGCTCCACTTCCGCACGGTAAGAACGCTGGAAGTCGATAATTGACTTACGCGTAACCGCACCGAAGTCACTGAGCATGGGGAGGCCGAAAAGCTCAGACCTAGCGATGATCGTTAGACCCCAACAGTCCACCCGCGGCAGAACTCTTCCGCCTTCTTCGTAGATGGCAGATAGGTATCTGTTTGGCATTGGATTAAGGCCAGTACTTAAGTCCAGGGAAATTCAGTACGTCATAGATCAAACGGCAGGCGGCAGTGTTGATCAGATCGTAATAGCCTGCTTCAACCTGAACGGTCACGCCTTCGAAATCTGCGCCCTTAACACGCATTCGATAGGGGCGCTCAGCCGGCGCTGATAGATCAGTGTCGAGATAGATTCGCAGAACCAACGTAATGGTCTGGCCAGCATCAATCGCCTCGTTGATACGCTGCTGAGCAATACCCATCACGTTGTCGATTGCAAAGCCTACAGACTGATTCCCACTGTTATCCCGCTTAGGAATCGACACATCGATACCCGAGGCGAGGAAAGTTAAGGTACGCCCATCCTCGGTAACACAAGTCTGATCATCGAATCCCTGGCAGACCAGGATAGGCGCAGACCAGATAGGGCACGTCAACTCGACCGTTGCAATCGCGCACTCTTTTCCGCCCGAGGCATAAAACCGCTCGAGAATCGTCATGCTTCAGGCCATTCCCGGTTCATAGCAATATCGAAAATGTCTGGATGCAGAATGAATTCCGGGAGGATCGTCCAGCCCGGGTCAATAATCGGTCGTTCACGCAACTCTAGAGTCGCAGTGAAGTCCCAAAGGGAAAGGCTTCCGCTAACCAGGTCAGGACCATCGTAGATATCTGTGAAACGCGCAACGTATGTCCGCAGACCATTCGGCGTTTCTGGTGTCTTAAGCGGGCACTCAAACCACTGCGAGCCATCAACCAACTGATCACGAAACCAAGCCTCAAAGAGCATCGCCTCGGTATCTGTAAGGCGCCAACGGACCGATGCCATTGTCGGCACGCTAGTAAACCTGCGCCGCTGCCTAGCTCTCCCGCTCTGAAGCTCAGTTCGAGCCAAAGGGCTTACTGGATTGAACCCATAGCCCTCGCGCAGTGGCGGACAAATGTTCGGGTACTGAATCATGTTCCGCTCCTGCGCATGCCGAACGAACTACCGATAGCCTTAGATGTACGGCCATCGCCGAATAGGTCGGCCACAACAACGTCGATGATGTATTGGTCGTCCTGGCGGCGAGTATTAACCTGCCCTGCCCGGCTACGATCCTCGATCAGGTTGATGGTCGGCGCACCACCGCCACTCTGATTTGAGCGAACGTCATCAAGCGTCTTGTCGAGTTTCGCACTCGTCTCTGCGGTCGTTACCCGCTCCCCCTTTTGGAGCAGCCAGGTTCCGGTCTCCGGAACAGCATCAATACCGTCGTGGGCCATGCCGGCTAGGGCGGAGGCAGCAACGCCGGCAACCATCGGGGCTGTAATCCCAGCAGCTGTTGCAGCCGCCGCCGGGGCCAACAGCGGTCCTACGATTGGGATTGCAGCGGTGCTCGCAAATGCCGCCAGTTGAGCCTGGAAGGCAGTTGCTTGTGCGTTCGCGATGAGAGTAGAGGCGGCGCTAGCCTGAGCAGCCTTCCCGCTCACCAGTTGCACCGCCTGATAGACCAGCCATTGCGCGGCCATCTGCGCGAGGGCGTTGATGATGCTTGTGGCCATCGTCTGCGCGATGTTCTTGAAAACATCGGCAAGACTCTCGCCGTCCATAATCATCGAAGCGATGCCGTCTCCAACAGCCGAGGTGAGCCCGTCCAGCGTCTGCGTGGTGAAGTCGGCAGCTTGCTGTTGATAGTCCGTGGCTGTGTCGCGGTAGTTCTCCCAGGCAGACGTGACGCCATCCAGCCAGTTGCTCTGAGCCTCATCCTGAGCTGCGTAGTACTCATGCTGGATTTCCAAGCGTTCCGCGAGAGCCTGGCGGAGCATGTCCGTTTCTTGGTCGTAGAGTTCCTTGCTGATTTCGGCGCTGTTGAACTGCTTCTGGAGATCGGCAAGCTGTTTGTTGTAGTCCTGCTGGATCTCCAGGTCTGCCCGCAGTCGCTCTCTCAGCTTGTCGCCGCTTCCAGATCCCGCCAGTTCAATCGCAAATCCTGCCCGAGCAGTTGCGTTCGATTCATTGAGCGTTGCACGGAAAGCCTGAGCCTTCGCCGCATCCTCGTTCGCCTGCTTTAGCTGCTTCAGGCGATCAAGCTCTTCTGCCAGGACATTCAAGCGTTTCTGCTGCTCGGCGTTGATTCCAACCAGCTTGCCCGATTCGATTTCGAACTGAAGCTTTGCTAACTCGGTGGCATCCTTGCGCTTGTCGACTTCCGTGTTGATCAGCGCTATCTGTCGCTGATACGACTGCTCAACCGTTTCGTAGGCGCTTTGCAGCTTCTTAGCAGCAGCCTCGGCTTCTTTCCCGGCTTCCTTCTGCTCCTTGGTAAGAGCCTTGAAAGCTCCAGGCTTATTCGCCTGCTCACGAAGCGAAGCTAGCGTTTCGGCGAGCTTGGCTACCTGACCATTGGTTCCACCCGTTCCGGCTCGGTCGATACTGTCCATGATGCCGGCATACTTCGCCACCGTATTGGACAGGTCTTCTGCTGCCACGCCGGCGCTGGCCTTGATTCCGTCCCAGTTTTGCGCAAGGCGTTTAGCAAGACCGGCAGGGCCGGATGCAAGCTCAAGCCATGTCACACCCTCAAAGCCAGCCTTGGCCGTTGCAGCAGCGCCGGCAATCGATTTCCCCACCAGCTCGAACGCTGCGACAGCGCCAATTGCTGTCTTCGCTATCCAACGGAACGAATCGGCAACGAATTCACCAACACTCATCATCGCCGTGCCTTCCTTGGTCACGTCGAATATAGAGTCAGCGAGATCGCTCAGAATTGGTATCAGCGCTGTGCTTAGTTGGTTTTTTAGGCCCGATGCGCTCTGCTCAACCAGCCAGGTTGCGGCCTGAAGCTCATTCGCCGACTTGATCGTCTTCTCGTCGAGAATCGCGCCAGCGGCCTGGGCGGCGTCACCAAAGGTCTTGAATCCCTCAGCGTTATTACGGAGCAGCGGGAGCAGCGCAGTAGCATCGCTCGCGATAGCCTCAAGATAGAAGGTCATGTCCGACTGGCTGACCTTGGCTTTTTCCAGGCTTGAGACGTACAAGCCAAGGGCCTGGGGTCCGCTCAGATTCCGGAACTGGTCCGCGGTCACGCCAACTTTCGGCGCTACATTCTCAAAGAAGTCAGCAAGCGCTCCGCCGCCGGTATTGAGGAAGTCGCCTACCTTGTCGTTCACATCCTTGAAGATGTCAGCGAGCTTCTCTTGTTCAATGCCAACCAGCTTTGCGCCGGCGGCATACTTCTGAAATTCGGTCGTGCTTGCGTTCGCAACGCTCGCCAAGTTTGCGATTTCATTGGCATTGCGGACGGTGGAGACAGTGAGAGCGGCAAGCGCGGTGATACCTGCCGCAGTAGCAGCGCCAATTGCGGCCCCGACCTTGGCCGCATTCTTCTCGACTTCCTTGCGCCATTTCTCAGACCGGCGCTCAGCGGCGTCCATGCCGGCCACGAACCCGCCAACCTTGGCGATGAGATCGAGCGTAAGCGTCCCCAGGCTGCGTGATGCCATTGCGGGCTCCAATGAAAAAGTCCGGAACGATCCGGTCAAAACGAAGGGCTAGGCCCAGGTCTCAAGGGCCTGATCTAGACTGATGACGGGCTCTTCTTCATGCGGCATGAAGTCGTACAGCTTGTACGTCTCCTTGCTATGCGAGTTGGCGTAGAGCGCAGCGAGCAATGCCGAGCCGCGCTCTACCCTCATGCCGACATGGAGGCTCCCCCGCTTGTCCCGGAACTTGCACCAGCTAAGGAACTCCCGGTAGCTGAGGCGGGACTTTGCTTCCGCAATGGTTCTTCCGCCAATCCCGCACATCACCAGCTCATGCCAAACCTCATCTAGTTCGCTGAGCTGGTCGTCTTTCCCAGGTTGTTCACCTCGGCGATCACAGTGAGCAGGGCGATGGTCAGGTTTCCATCCAGGGCGCCACGACCGGGATCAGCCTCGCCAGTGATATCTGCCGGAGTGAATACCGGCTTACCCTCTTCGTCCACAATTGACGCAGCGATACGTCCTGCTACGCCATCGACCTTGCCATTCATCGCAAGGAGGTCAGAGACAGCGGTGCTGTACGACAGGGGCCGGACGTAAACGGTTGCAGTCAGTTCCTTGTCGCCCTGCTTCCAGGTGATCTCTTTCTCGATGGGAGCCCCGGTGAAGGCGCCAGCTTCTTTAAGCGAATCAATCGACAGATGCATGACCACTCCTTAAGCGGCTTTGCGGATCCAGGCGGAACCGCCGGAGCGCTGAATGGTTGCAGTGGAAGTGACAACAGCGTTGGCCGCGAAATCGAACGGGAAGTCGCTCACATAGCCGCGGAAGACGAACCAAGTGCGCGTCGGCGGCAGAACAAAGTCCCAGTCGCCGTTGCTGTCCTGCGCCTCGGTGGGTGCAATGCCGATCCCGTCAGACCAGCCAACCGCGAAAGCGATGTCCTGGTCGATCTGATCGTCAGACTCGGACAGTTGGTAGAGGCGGATATGGGAACTGTTGCGCGGGTCGGCGTTGAGAGTCAGCGAAGCCTGCCCCGGCGTGCGCAGCCCGCGCAGGTAGCGCCGAACAGTTTCGCTAAGGCATGTGGTTTCGATCTGGTCGGCAGGGTTTCCACCGGGGTTGAACGCGGTAGCGCACTCGACCTCGATGACCTCATGATCGCCAGTCGGGCTGCCGCTAGAATCTCTGGACGGAACCAGGGCATAGATCTGAGTTCCTTGAGCCAAAATTGCCATTGTGTTTCTCCTGTGGCGGGTTTCTTGAAGCACAAAAAAACCCGCACATGGCGGGTTGGTCGGTATTGGTTGGTCTATCGCTGGACTATCCAGTCGACGTCAAAGCTGACTCGATAGGTCTTGGTATCAGGGTCAACAGATTCCCCTCCCCAGCGGACTACATAGGCTGAAAGCTCAATCGCATCCCTGATGGCCTTGGCGGCATCTCGCGCCTCAGCAGCAGTAGCCGAAAAAATGTCCACCTGGATGGTGAACCCATCGGCGTCAGGGCGGCCCCATAGGTAGTTCTCGGGCGATCCCGATATGGTCTGCCATGTTGCATACGGTTTGACGACGAGCTGGGGGGCTAGGCCAAACTGATACATTCTCAGCGGGGACGCGCCAAGGATCGCGGTAACAGCGGGGCTAATCGAGCAGGCCTTAAAGATTGGGGGATACATACTCACACCTGCGCAGCCTTCTTAGCTGCTCGCTTGATGGCTCTATCTATGCCTTTCTCATACTCAGACACGAAGGTGCTTGTGACTTCTGCGATGTTGTCTGCCAGAGCGCTTCGCATGAAAGGCTGAGCCCTCATGTCTTCTGTCCCGAACTCAAGAAGCCTCCAGTGCGGAGTCGGGGCGTTCGCAGACTTGTCCGAGCGCTCCCCTTTCTTGGGAAGAACGGCACCGTGCAGAACGCCAATCCTGAACCCTAAGTCGCCCGTGCTTTTGAACAGACGACCGTTCCAGCGCAACGCGATGTTGTCGGAAATGCTCCTGCCGGTTCCCGGATCGTCGATTTTTGCCGCGCCTTGTTTGGCTGCTTGCACTACGATCATTGCGGCCTTACGCAAAGCGGCGCGCCCTCCTCTCCGCTTCACGTCCTCCGTAACGGAGTCCAGCTTTCCAAGCAGGGAATCCAGACCGGTGATGCTGAACTCGACGCCGTCAGCCATGGACTCTCCGGAACGCAAAGCTGGTGATACCCTCACGACCGAGTTCTGATTCCACCTCGTTCATTTCCACCAGTTCGAAGCCCTGCCGCTCGCACCAGGCAACCAGGCCAGGGAGGCTCCAATACCAGCAATGTTCGCCCGGCTTGTAGTGTTTGGAGGCCAGGCAGTCGGTCTGATCCTTGTAGATCGGCATCGACACGAACAGCCACTCGCCAACGTGGTCGAGCAGCTTCTCCGGCTCCGGGATGTGTTCCAGGCTGTCCCAGCAGGTCACGGCTTCTGCGTGGTGCTGGTACGGGTCGTAGTAGAGCTCCTGCGCCTTCAGCCAGTCCACCGCCTCCGGGTTCACGTCGAAACCCATAGCGCCGGACTCGGTGACGAAACGGCCTCCGCCGATACCGATGTCTACCACCTGGCCGGTAAAGTGACGGCGCACCAGATCAATACGGGCGTGGGTCAGCGCGGCGCCCATCGGGGTAGCATCGAGCGCCTGATACTTCTCGAAATACGGCCCGCTATAGTCCATCGGAGGACGAGGGTGGAAACCCATTCCAAGCTCTTCAGACCAGAGCAGGCAGTCGGTCAGCCCAGGCGGCAAAGCGTGCGTCATGATCGGCGATCCTTTTGTCACAGTTGTGCTGCTTCAACGTGCAGCGGCAGAACCTGTCGGGAACCGCGAATGTGATGCGGGACAGGTCCATGCATTTGTCGGTGATGTGTTCCGGCGAGTTGTAGCCGCCCTGCCCGCCACAGATGATCCAGGCCGGCCGCTTTGCGGCGATGGCGGCCGGCACGATCCAGCCAATGCCGCCAATCACTGCGTCGGCGTATTGCAGAAGGGCAAGTAATTTCTCAACCGGCAGTTCACCCTTATGGAACTGGATGTCTGCCGGAGGAAGTGGATCGATCGCCCACTCCTTGCCCGGTTCCAAGTCCGCCACGGAAACCACTTTCCAGCCCCTGCGGCGCATCTCTGCGGCAGCGCTAGCGATGTACTCAGGAAGAGGGTTGCGCGTGTCTGCACGCCACTCAACGCGAACCGTCGCGGGACGAACGAGAACGTAGCGCCCCTCGACCGGCGACGGGCCGAAGTCAGGCAAATCGAACGCGCCGGGCTCGCACCGGAAAGCTTGTCGCAAACCCTGGATGATCGGCATCTGACCGTATGCGATTCGTAACTGTCCGCCACCGAATGGCTTGTGCCACTGCGCCGAGCGCTGGACGTTCTTCGCCTGCGTGCGGAGCTGGGTGCTCGGACGCACGCATTTCACATCGATGTCTGCATAGAGCTGGGGCCACGGCGTTTCGAGATAGGCTCCAAGGTGATTCTTCACGAACGCGCGGGCGTAGATATTGTCACCAAGGCCAAGCATTCCGCGGATGAACAAGTGACCTCCTAGCGTCCGTCCGTCAATCCATCAGAGCAACGCAGTCTCCATTCGCGCCGAGCGGTGACATCGGTCTCTGCGCTGGTGATGTTGTAGACTCGTCCATCCCAGATGACCCGCCAGGTGTACAGTTCCAACCGCTCAACGGGGAACCATCGACAGTTGATCCTGGCAGTGGTCTCCGCCTGCGTAGCGTCGGCAGCGATCAACTCGCGCCCCGGTCCAGTCAGAACCTCTGCGGGCAGGTCGGCGTGACCGGAGAACAGAACCGTCTCCCAGGTCGTCACCATTTCCCCCGTATCAGGGTCTTGTGTTTGTACCTGCCGCTGAAACTGAATGCGGTGGCGCATACGGTAGGCCAGCATTCAAACCCCCATGCCGCATCGGTACGGCATCAGCTTCACCTCGGCCGCCTTGCGCAGCGTCGCGATTTCATCGGGAGCAGCCTGGTAGCTGGCCTGAAGCAAAAGAAGCACTCCGATGACCACGCTAGGCGGAAGGCCCGGTTCGCTACTGACAGCCTCACTACTCTCTTCGCAGTTGCAAAGGCCATCAAGGGACTGGCGCCACATGAACTGGCAGGCCTCGTCCTCCGCTCCATCCAGCAGCAACTGGAGCTTGGCGTCATCCCAATCGTGGATCACATCAAGAAAGGACTTTGCCGTATCAAGCGGGATCAGGCTCATTCAGCGCGTCCTCCAGCGGTCTACGCGCGAAACAGGTAAGCGCCGTTTCGCGTGTGCAATTGATGATTTCTATCCCAGGGTTCTTGCGCTTCAGGTTTTCGAACTCTACCGGCCACTCGGATATCTTCCCTGCACTACCCAGTCCTCTGGGGTGATCACCATGCCAGTGAGACATCCCGCCAGTTTTCTGCATGTCGTAGCCGAGAAGGATGATTCGCTTGGCGCCCCTGGCTATGGCCAAAGAAACTGCGCCGCCGCCTGAGTTCCTGTAGTGCTCGATGCGTGCCGTTTTGATGCCGAAGGGATTGGCGCTGAGTGTCAGAAGCTCACCGCAGAACGTTGCTTTAGCCTCGGAGGCATATCTCTCCCACCAGACTTTATCCATTGCCCACAGCGCATCAGCCCAGGGAGTCAGTCGGAACGTTGTGTTCGTGCAGATGGCCGCCCTCTGCGGCGAGGAGTTCCGCCACTCTCGGACTCGTTCGCAGTCTTCTGCTGTGAGGCTGGGTCCACTTGCAAGGCAGACAGCGACTCGCCAGCCACAGGCTTTGGGATCTCTGATTCCACAATCTGGCAAAGTCCGCGCGCCACCAACTGGCGAGCCAGGTGCTCGGATGCGAGGTATGCATCACCACCAGCCTTTCTCACACGACCGCCATCTAGGTATGAACGAACCGGCTTGATCATTACGTTAGACATAATCACCTCAGAGAAAGAGGGGCCGGGAGACCGGCCCCTTCCAGTCAGCTGGCGGTCAGCGAACCAGTGACAAACGCCTCAGGCCGATAGACCGCGAAGGCCAGTCGCTCTTCAGCGCGGATGGTTACCATGTTGTTCTCGAAGTCCTTGTCGTTCTCGGTGGAGACCAGAACCTCGATATCCATGCGGTCGAAGATCTGGGCGCCGAGCGAGAACGCTCCGGTCAGGAACTCGTCCTGAGTGATGGCCTGGGTTTCCACCACCGGCAAACGCCAGAGGGTCGGAGTGGTGCCGTTCTGTGGGCTGCCGATGATGTAGCGGTTCTCGGCGTCCTTGGTCAGCTCGATCAGCGCCCAGTCGATGGGGTTGAGCACGATACCGCTGGCCGGGAACTCGGCCAGTTGCGCCTGAAGGATCGCCAGGCGGATGCGGTCGATTCGCTGTTCGGCAGTCACGACTACGCCGCTCGGCGGCGCGTAGGCCTGCGCCTGCGGAATGATGCCGTGCAGATTTGCACCGGTTCCGTTTCCGTAGAGCAGTTGGCCTTCTTCGACCAACATCAGGCCGTAACGAGCGCGCGCATCGATGTAGCTCTGCAAGGCCGATGCGTCGTCCAGGATCTGGCGACTTGCCTTGAATAGGTGGGCGATGGTGCGAACCGGCGCGTTTTCCAGCTCGAAGGTCAGGTCCGAGTACGGCTTCTGGGTGCCTTCCGAAACAGGAGCGGCATTGTTGACGAAGCCGGTCTCGCGAACGTACTCGACGGAGTTCGATTCAGTGGTGCCCGGCGCAACCAGGTCGCGGATGGTCAGCCGACGCTGCGGAGCTGCAACGACACCAGGGCGACGATCAGGAGCAACCAGGGCACCGCCAGAGCTGTCGATGGAGGTGATGGCCGAGCGCGGCATGGATACGCGATGCGAACCGCGCAGGGAGCTGGTAACACCCTGTTCTTTCAGGCTCTCTGCGACCATTTGGCCGGCGGTCTTCGGTGCTTCCTCGCCGCCGTCACGCTTCTCGTTGGCCAGCATGGCTTGTTCCGCGGCGCTCAGTCGTGCTTGCAGTTCGCCCTGAGCGGTCAGCAGTTCGTCGACCTTGGCGCGGGTTTCCTTGTTCATCTCGCCGAAGTTGGCGATTTGGGTGTTGACCTGTTCGGCCTGGGCCTTGATCTGATCGCCGACCTGCTTGAGGCTGGCGTTCAGTTCGCCGATTTGTTTCTCGAAGTCGCTCATTGCGATTCTCCTTGGAGGAATTTGGTGATGTCTTGTGCTGCCCGTAGTGCAGCGGAGAGGTCAGGAGCGACAGCGCCAGGCATATCGGTCGGGGTGTCACCACCCCCGCCAGCAGCGCCAAGCATGCTGGTCTTGAAGTCATTGATGAGTTCATTGCGCTGGCTTCGCGGCATGCCGCTGCGAGCCAGAGCGGCATCCATCCGGCGCTTGGCCAAGATAGCTTCACTGCGGTTGCTCGGCGCACTGGAGATCTCGTCGGATTCCAGGAAGGCATCTGCCCATCCCTTGTCGACGGCTTCGCGCCCGCCGATCCAGGTCTCGGCGTCCATCTGCTTCACGATGTCGTCGATATCGATGCCGGTGCGCTGCGCGTAAATGTCAGCCAGCGTCATGTCGAATGGCTCCAGCCAGTCGGCGATCTCACGCAGGTCGTTCCGATTGCCCATGGCGATCAGCCAGGCGTTGTGGATCATCAGGAAGGCGGCGCGGCCAATGCGGATTTCATCCCCTGCCATGGCGATAAAGGAGGCGGCAGAGGCAGCCAATCCGATGATGTTCACCGTGACCTTGCCCTTGTGCTCGCGCAGCAGGTTGTAGATGGCGAGCCCCTCGAACACGTCGCCACCCGGGCTGTTGATGTTCACGGTCACATCGACATCGCCGCCGATGGCGCGCAGCGCACCGGCAATGCGTTTCGCGGTTACGCCCTCGCCGGTCCACCAGTCGTAACCGATGGGCTCGTAGATGGTGATGGTGGTGTCGGGGTTATCGCCGGACGCGGCGCGAAGCTCAGGACGCCATGCATCCAGCGCTTTTGGCGCCAGGTCGCACTGGACGCCCGAGCGCGGGCGAGCCTCCGGCGCTGCCGGAAGATTTCGCAGAGTCATGGGTTACTCCTGTGTTTCTTCGAAGTCGGGCCCGGGAACTTTCAGTCCTGCGCCATGCTGGTTTACGAGTTGTCGCGCTTCGTCGGCGGTGATCATCTTCCCAACGCCGAGATAGGCCTTTTGAACCGCCTCTACGGCGGAGAGCTTTCTTTCGTTGCCCCCCCCAGTTGATCCAGGGGGACTAGGTTGGATTGCACAGTCAGGATGTCTCCGCCGGGAAGCTCTGGAAGGTTCTCTTTCCGGCGACCTTCGTTGCGGGTCATGAATCCGTTTTGCGCCATAGTGCTGTACCAGGCAGCGCGACCCGCGCTATCAGCTTTCAGGAATCCCTCAAGGGAAAACTCGGCGTAATAGCGAATCCGCTCGGGCGCAGTTAGCAGCCGCTTGTTGACGCACTGCTGAATCTGATTGGTGATCGAACTGATCGAGAATGTCAGGAACGCGAGCATCTGCTGTTCAAGCCCGGTCCCCCAGTTGCTACCCTTGTCGGTCTGGCCAATCATCCAGGGAGGAACCCCGAACCATCTGCAAATCTCGATCACCCCATGCTCTCGCGTCTCCAGCAACTGAGCATCGACCGGGTTGATGCCGATAGTCTCAGGAGTGATCCCCTGCTCCAGTACAGGGGACCTTCCGGCGTTCATCGCGCCAGATACGGACTTTACGTATTCCCTGAACTCCTCCCTCTGCGCAGGCTGGAGAATGCGGTCGACCTTGAATGCGACCGTGGGGAGCAGTCCGTTCTTGAATGTGCCGTTGGCGGCATCCTCCGCCGACATGACCGAACCGAAGACATCGACGCCATACCGGATGGCAGAGAGACCGACTCTGCCATCCAGCGTAAACGCCGGGATGTGCAGCATGTTTGTGCGCTCGATCTCTCTACGGGCACCTTTCTTTGGCGTGTAGAAGTACTTAAGCCGACCGTTGTCATCACACTCCAGGTCGACCCTCGATGGAAGCAGGAAGTCCAGCGCAGCAGGCCTACCGGCAGCACGACGAATCTCCGCGTATGCGTTCCCCCAAAGCAACATCGATGCGACCATGGCTTGCCAGAACTGGAAGGCCGTCATGTCGTCATTGGGGCTGTTGTGAACAACATCGTAGAGCGGGAACGACCGAGCATCGACTCTGCTCCCGTCCGCTTTTCGCTCGTACACTCCAAGCGGCAGCCCGGCGACAGAAGTAGAGATCAAGCGAACGCAAGCCCATACCGCGGACAGCTTCATTGCCTTGTCGACAGTGACCTTCTTCCCGCTCGAGGACTCTCGCCCGAAGAACTGCGACCAGAACGCGCCATCTGTCAGGCGGATGGTCTTATCCCCCCAACCGAACAATGAAGACCTGGGCGCAGACGTAGCACTGCTCAGGACTTTTCCGAGACTCTTACTCACTGGTCAGCCCCTTGCGAATGAACGCCGCGATAGCGAATGCTGAAGCTGCACCGGAAATGAGCGCCCAGCCGAGCCCCAGCAGCACGAAGGTTCCGGCTACGAAAAGAGCCAGACCAAGGACGCCGAAGAAGAGGTAGAGGCCAGTTGCGATGTTCATGCGATGATGGGATTCCGTATGGCGTTCATGAAGTCGTCGCCGTCATCAACTCCGGCAACCAGGGCGCGCCCCATAGCCATGATCAAGGTCACTGGGCCATCGATCTTGCAGTTGGGGTCGTTGTCGTTTTCCTTGCGCGGGTAGATGTTTTCCTTGGCGTCGATCTTTGCCGCCACGTTGCCCATCATCCAGGTCATGACTGGGTTCCCGTCATGCCAGAGCGTCCGCGCTATTACCCTTGCCTCCACCTCCTTCATCGGGTCGCTCATGTTCTTCACTGTCTGGTTGAAGTCCACGACCGGGATGGATGTGTTGGAGAGTCGGGTAATCAGGTAGTTGGCCTGCCAGTCGTCGAAGGCAACATCTTGCAGGTCGATCTGTTTTGCCAGATCAAGGATGTCTGCCTCGATGAATGCGTAGTCCGTCATGCTCCCTGGCGTCAGGGTCAGATGCCCCTCAAGCGCGAAGTTCTGATACTTCTCGTTTTCCTCAGCGGCGGCCTCTGGAGCGTAGAAGCGCGGAATGCAGTAGAACTGACCAGCTTTCTCGAACAGCATTACCAGGGCAGCCACGTCTTTCTTGCTGGCAAGGTCCAAAGCCATCCAGCAGCGGCAGCCGGCCATGTCCGCAATCGTGAAGTCGCGCTTCTGCCGCTGCCAGGCCAGCATGTTCATCCAGACCGTCCGAGCGCCCACCCATTGGTTCAGGTGCTTGGTGCGGAAGGCGTTCTGCTTTGACGCCGAGCGCTTGGCCTGCTGGAGCTGGGCCAGGAGGAAGTCAGGGAATACCGACACTCCGTAATTCGGATTGGCCTTGATCAGGCTGGCCGGGTCATCCCACGAATCATCGTCGTCGATCGTGTAGATGATCCCGAAGATCGTCTCATCGATCGTCTGGCCTTCGAGAATGCGGATCACGTCCCGGCGCTTCTCGTAGCATGGGCCGCCGAGATTCGACCCCGCCGTCGTAATGATCGACAGTAATGGCTGCTCCCGCGCCCCCATGCCTGTCTGCATGGTATCCACCAAGGCGTCTGTGTCGTGTTCGTGGTACTCGTCCACCAGAGCCGCATGGGGGCTGGCACCATCCCCTGGGTTTCCGATCACCGTCTCGAACTTCGACATGTCCTCCATGACGAACATGGGGCCAGGGTTCTTCTGGTTTCCAGAAAGCTCGATGCCGAACCGGTTGCGCAGGCTCTCCAGCTTGTGCGCCATCATCCAGGCCGGGCGAAATACCTCGAATGCCTGCTTCTCGGTGGTAGCGCCGGAATAGACCTCGGCTCCCGACTCGCCATCCGCCGCGAATAGGTAAATACCTCGAGCGGCAAGGCGTGCCGACTTGCCGTTCTTCCTTGGCTCTTCTTCATAGACCTCACGGAACCTGCGCTTGCCGGTGTCCTTCTTGACCCAGCCGAAGATGTTGGCCTCGATGAATACCTGCCAGGGCTCGAACACCAACTTCGACTTCGAAGCGCTCCATTTGCCTTTGGTGTGAGGCATGAGCTGCATGAACTTGACGGCGCGATCTGCCTTGGCCTCGTCGAAAACGTATGGCCAATCGTCATCGTCCTGCCGTTCCAGGTCATTCAGGAAGCGCTGGCATGCCAACTTCACATACCGGCACGCGACGATACCCCCACTCACGACATCGCTAGCGTACTGTCGCGCAATGTCGCTGGGGGTCATCTCAGAAATCCTCGAACTCGTCCTTCTCCTTCGGCTTTTCCAGGCCGAACTTCTGGCGGTCGGATGGGGTTAGCCCAAGCCTCGCCAAGTTGCCAATCAGGTGGGTGTACTTGCCTACAGCGAACTCCGATGGATTCGACCTGTACTCAGCAAGCAGGTTGGCGGTGACCTCCAGGATGATTCGATCAGAGCCCGTCAAGACGCCCTTGATTGATTGGGAGCAAAGCTCAACCCAAGCAAGCCTTGCCGGCCCCTGGAGATGGATCGGCGCATCGCCAATTTCACCCTCACCTTGAGCGGACTCTTTCCGGTATCGCTGAGGGTTTTTCTTGTCGGCGCCCTTGAACTTGGCGACGACATCCGGCTGTTTGTGTCGTGCCATCTTGAAACCTAAATTCTGTGGAAATGAGAAAAGAGTTGGGGGCGCGGTGTCCTAGCGAAAGGTTCTAAGGTTTTGACCCGCCCCACCCCTATAAATGAGACTTTTTCTCATTTAACTCGATTTTTCGGTCAAACCGCACGCATACAGTGAAAACCACTACCATTATTCGTAAATATCTAGAATCGTCGTGTTCTCGTGCTGCGAAAACCCGACTATCCCCTAGATGCCGCCGACTCCCTTGCCGTCTTCCTCGCATGGCAGGGGTATCCAGCAATAGCCATCAGGTTCGAGTCATCATCAGTGCCGCCTTGGCTCAGCGGGATGATGTGGTCCACCTCTGTGGCGATCCTCTTCACTCCCTTGCACTCTGCACACTGGCACATGTAGCCATCCCGCTTGAGGATGCGCTCACGCTTGCGGCGCCACGGCCTGCCACCACGCCCATTCCCCCATGCTTTGTCCTCTACCTCGTGCTTGGTCACTCCCTTGGCCTTGGGCTTGGTGTGACGCTGAGGGAGGTCAGGCACTTCCAGACACCTGATTGCAGGCTGCCTGATCCGGCGGGGTCCAGCCTTGCCGCCTAGCTTGTGCCGGTCTGAGGAACGAGAGCTTGCCGCCTTGCCATTCATCAGGATGGAGGGCCAACAGCCCGGAGCGCAGCAGAGGCTCGAGAACCTTCATGGCGCTCACTACCTCGCCGCTGTACCCAGCAATATCATCAGGCGTCCAGGGCCGATTGGGGTTGACCTCGACTCCTGCAGGGATCGGGTGACTCTTCATGAGGGCTTTCCTTCATCAGACATCCCGATGAGCTTCGCGACCATCAGGGCTTCGGCGAAATCATTTGCGTTGGCATCTCGCCAACGGGATAGCCCGCATACGTGGTAGATCAACTCCCGGCCAGGGAGCGGGCTTTCGGGCCGCTCGATCTTGTAGCGAACCTGGACAACCAGCTTGCCGAAACATCCGCGACGGACTCGAACAGCAGCTATCTGGGTTTCCCTAGCGGAGCCCATAAACGTCGACATCATCGTTCCCCTGGCGGCGTTGCCAAAAGGCTATTACGGCGTACCGGCTGATGCCCTTGGATCGGTGTTCCATCCAGATAGCTGGTCGGCACGGCGTCAGGATCCTCGCCATCTTCGGCCAGAGCCTGGATCAGAAGGTGCAATAGCTGATTGGTCTTGCGCTGCTCATCGAGGAGATCGCGCAGGAGGAGCCGAACCTCTTCCTCGGACTCAGTCATCGCTTGCTCCGGGTCGCTTCGGCTTGGCGGCCATAGCAGAGGACGCGCGTTCCATCGCGACCCGAGCCCACTTCTTTGCCCATTCACGCGTCTTGTTGCAGAAGGTGCATTTGGTCATCAGATTTGTCCTTTCCCGCGTGTGCCGGCCACCAGGTCCCAGCTAAACGGCTCGATACACGGCTCTTTCGACTCCACTCCTTCCCCGCAAAGCCTCACACGCTCATTGTCGAGTGCGAACGTGACCGTGACCGCTGGCACGAGACCGTCGTTGCTGATGCTCAAGGAAAGCTGGCCAGGAAGCGGTTTCCCGTTAGCGTCACATAAGATTAGGCACGTGCCAGTGTTCTTCAGTAGAAGCGGAGCATCCATCAGTACACCCTCAGAATGTGGGCCAGATTCCCCCGCGCACGACACACAAGGCCGAGCAAGATCGCTAGAACCAAGGTCAGCCAGGGAGAGACGGGATTCAGCCTGTAGCCGTGGAGCGCATCGAGCATCACGCTCAGAGCGAAGCATCCGCTACCTACGCACAGAAGGTAGGCGAGCCAGGAAACGCCCCGGCGATACCTCGCACCTTGCCGGCGGTATGTCGCCAGCCTCATGCAGATAGCGCCGCAAATCATCGCAGCCACCAGAGTCCAAGGGTCAACCATTACGACCTCCAAAGCGGTCCGCAATGAAGCGGAGCCAACCAGGCGTCTTCCCCCCCTGCACCCACTCCAGCAAGCTGGTGCCCACTGCGACGCAGAACAATGCCCCGCCACACGCGACCAGGCCCGATGTTCTGGCCCACTCTCGCCCGATGACTTCGCCGGCGACGTAGTAGCCAACGATCCAGGACACGACGAAGTAACCAAGGCGCGCCCAGGCCGAAATGTCCTTGGCGTACACCACGAAGAAGATCGCCCCAGCAAAAGCACCGATCACTGCATTGGCATCAATGCCAGGGATCAATGCAGACGCACCAATACCGACCAAGCCGGCGACTGCTACCGCACCACTCGGCTCGGCCATATTCACGTACTCCAGATGCAGAAAAGCCCAGGTCTTTGCCTGGGCCTTGTAGTGTGGTGCCGGCAGCAGGAGTCGAACCCGCAACCCTCTGATTACAAATCAGCAGCGCTCCCTGTTGCGCCATACCGGCTTATTGGCTGACGCGGATGGGATCGAACCATCGACCAATCGGGTAACAGCCGACCGCTCTACCTCTGAGCTACACGTCATTGAATCGAGTTTGGAGCGGCTCGCGGGACTTGAACCCGCAACATCTGACTTGGAAGGACAGTGCTCTGCCGGTTGAGCTAGAGCCGCGGAATAGGTGCCGGGCGAACCCGGCGTCACGCCCGCAGAGCAAGTAGCCGGGGCTTTCGCCTTGATCACCAGCGGTGACCCTTGCTTTCTTCTGCCGCATGCGTGATTTGGAGTGACCGGGGCTGAATCCGGCATGGCGGTGAACTGGCTATAACGCCCACTGAACGTTGCCGCCGCGTATCCTCTTGGCGCATCAGCCTGCGCATTCACTCCGTGCCGGGCTTCCACCGGCTCCCACTTCACTTTAACGCCTGCGTGTCCAAGGCGATCCCCAGCCGCGTAGTCGCAACCCGAAGGGATTTGGTAGCAAGGGCTGGATTCGAACCAGCGTTCTCCGGGTTATGGGCCCGGCGAGATGACCACTTCTCCACCCTGCGTCGAAACAGAAAGCCCCGGCAGATGCCAGGGCTTCAAAGCTGCCAATCCTCAAACGCGCAAGATCAGCAGGATGGGAAAAGTTTGTTGCACGGTTTCGAAAATGTCAAGCCACATCTGCAACCAAAACACCTTCCATTCGAAGAATATTCTCCGATTCAGTCAATGCCTCGTTGATCATTTCGTCCAATGTGCGTTCTACCACCCTCTTCCACCTCCAATAGGTCGTCCGGTTCAGACCCTGAGAATCCCAGGAGTTGATGTCGTAGAAATGCTGAGGAAGGACGATCATGTCGGTGGAGCGCTTTCCATCAACCCCCTTCATCTGCGGGATCGCCCATGCGGTTACGGCTTTCATCACGAACAGTTGCGGAGCATGGCTAGCGATCACCGGGGCCAATGCACTGATAGCTTGGACCTTCTTGCCCTTATGAGTACTGTACTTGGCCACCAGTGCGTTCCAGTGCCGAGGCTTGAGCTGGCTGTGTAGCCTGGCATGCACCCAGCAATCGGCATCGATGCGCTTGATTCCCGAACTGTTAGAGGCCCTGATCAGCCCGGCCAACCCCTCACTGTCGGCGTAACCCGGCTGGTAGAGCTTCTGCCAAGCTTGCTTAGCGGTGTTGTCGATGGTTTCCGCCGCCAGGGCGGAGACGACCGCTGACAGAATGCTGGTGTAGATCATGCTTCCCCCTTAATCAGCCCGTACTCTCGAAGGATTACCCATTGCTGGGAGACGTATTCGGCTAGCGTCATGCAGGTTTCGCCTCCTTTCGGAAGGCGGTGGCGACGATCAGGAATTGCACCATGAAGGCAGATGCGCCGAGCATGGGATGCCCACTGAAGATCAGCGCGTAAACGTAAAAAATTGAGGGAAGGAGTTGAATCCAGAAGGTCCGGCGGATTCGCTGGCTGATTTCGTCCTTGACCATGCCGCAGAGCACGCCTATCCAGGCCAGCACGTTCATGATGACGCAGACGTAGAAGGCGAATTGTGACAGCTGCGCTACGCCGGACAGCAGGGAAAGGCTCAGCGTCATGCTGATAATGATCGAGATGGCGGTTTGCATTAGGCGATCCTCTTCTTCAGCTCGCGCACCTTGGCGCGGTAGTGGGCCTTGATGGCCTTCAGGTCTTCTACGGTGTACTTGCGGACGGAGTTGTCCGCCTCCAACTCCTCGACAGCGGCCAGACCGATCCGAGCGATCAGGCCGACCCGGTAATCCACTGCATTGCCGGAGAGATAGCGGTTATCCAGCTTCCGCTGGGCGTGGCAGTTGTTCTCGTTAAAGCGGAGATGCGGCGCGGCTCCGGTCGACCTGTAGTGCCCGGCATCCGTCTGGTTTCCAGACCAATCCAGGGGCAGGCCGCTGGAGATGCAGGCGTGACCGGCGATGCGGTCGCGCCACCGAATGAACTCGTTGAACGCCTGCTGAGCCTCGCGCAGGTGATCCGACCGACTCTTCAACTTCTCCTTCCGAACCCTGACCTCCCGCCGCTCGCGGTCGGCAATGGCCTTCCGTGCCGGCTTGGCGTGTTTGTCCTTGATGGCCAGGGCGCAGGCAGGAGAGCACACGCACTGGCCAAGGCGCTGCGGGATGAACTCTTTGCCGCAGGCTGGGTTCTGGCACTTCCTGGGCTTCGAACTGCGGACGGGAAGCGTCATGCAATGCCCTCCTCTGCTTCCTCGCGCAGTGCGTCAATGGCGTACTGCGGGACGACGTAGCCCAGCCCTTTCAGATACTCCAGTCGGTCCGCACAGGCCTCTTGATCGGCGTCATCAAAGCTGTCTCCGTCGTGCGGAAGACCGATCCGTACACGACCAGCCGCATCAACCATTGCCATTACCTGGTTGTGGCGCGCCAAGAACTGGTCAACGTACTCCGGCTCGAAAGGAACCAGGGCAGGCAGTTCATCCTTGAAAACCACCCTATTGGCAGCAACGTGAGTGACGAATCTACCGGCTACGCTTTCGTATACGTAAACATCGCATTGGAAATCATCGCTGCTCCAACGGCAGTAGCTCATGCCCTCACCTCCTTCGCTTCTCTGTCCCAGTAGGAAGGAAGCCCGCGAGTAAGGATTTCGTCGGTCAAGATGCGGTCATGGGCGATCAGTGCGACGGCCTTCGCGGCCAGCTTCTTGCGCATGATGAAGGCGTACCGATTCAACCTTCTCCAGTTCCACTCATGGCGATCCAAGACCCACAGAGCAACGCCGATACGCGGGTTCATGCGATCTCTCCCTTCGCCTTCTTCTGCTCGGGCTGGAAGTCTCCCCGAAGCGGCATGAGCCACTTCTCCCAAACGATGGCGCCTTGATCGTCCACTACCCACACCGGCTCGCCGTCAGGGGGTTCATAAACTCCTGGGTCCATCGGATCGCTACGATCAACCGGCCCAACCAAATGGCGGCTGATCAGTTCAACGCAGGTTCCAACCACCGGAGGGAAGGTGTGATTGATCACAAGCGCCAGGTCTCCTGCCTTGAACTTGCTCATGCGAAAGTCCCCATCTGATCAGCCGCCGCCATGGCGTCAGCCTCGGTTTCGAAGTGAGAGGAAAGGACCAGCCGCCAGCAAGCCGCGAACACATCCCGATAGAGAGGCTCAAAGGCCGTATCGTCCATGCTGGCCCAGCTGATCGACTTGGCTTCCTTGCGAACGCCGTCAGGCGTGTGGATCAGGTGGAAGTGCCCGGCCTCGATGGTGATCCACTCCCGGAAAGCCTCTCGGCTCTTCTCGACTGCGGGGAAGCGGTCGGCGCGATCAGCCTCAAGCTTGGCGATATACGCAGCGACGGCGTTCTGCAACTGGCCAGGGCGGCCATTCAGATCCTCGAAGTACTTGGCAAGCCCGCGGATACCGCGCATCTCCTGGCGCGGCACCAGCCCGCCTTTCGGCTCCCAGTACTCCCACGCCAAATCCAGCATCGCGAAGAACTTCCCGTGGAATTTGGCGTTGCGCATCCGAGTGAATTTTCCATGGACGACCTGGCCGGCCTTCCACTTCTGGACAGTTTCACGGTCAGCCTCGGTGGCCGGAACCAATCCCTGGGCGGTACGGATAAAGGCGAGTTCAGCCACGGCCTACCCTCCCCTGGAACCAAACTTTATCGGGCGTGATGCCAGGGATCATCTCTGCGCGACGGCGAAGAACTTCTGCCCGCTCATGCGGGACTCCGGTCCGATCAGAAACCCCGTTGCGATAGCCATGCATGTAGGCGGCATTCGAGCGCTGGGCGCGCAGGCCGTCCTTGCCGGCCATGTAGCCCTGAACCATTTCCCAATCGGCGTCCGAGTACATGTCCGGCTTGCGATAGTTCGGCATCACTCGACCTCCTCCGGCTTGGCGCCGGGAACCTCAGAACTGCAAGCAGCTGGCGGCCAGTGCCCCTTGTCCTCGAGCAGGTCCACGCACAGCGCGACGCACGCATCGCAGATAAGCGCCGATGGGCCTTTGATGAGAGCCTTGAGGTCGTGCTCGGACTCTCCGCAGAACGAGCAATAGTGAGTTTTCTCGCTCATTACACAGCCCTCCGCTCAGCCCGTTCAGCGCAGTCCCGGCATTTACGAACGCCAGGGATGATCGAACGCCGCGCTACCGGGATCTCCTCGCCGCAGTCTTCACATTCGGACAGGCTCTCGCCGACGTACTTGACTCGGGAGTACAGGCGTTCAGCGAGTTCACGCTCGGCGTAATCGTTGGCGATGTCTACGATATCCATGTCACTCGCCCTCCCCTTGCAGGCTCTTCAGCAGTGCCTTGAGTTGGCGATAGCTTTCCATCGACTTGGCGCTCGATTCGCGCTCCTGCTCGACTGCCAGCGCGACGTCCTCGATGCGATCAGACAGGCGCTTCATGTGCTCGGCCATGCCGGCGAGCTCGTTTGCCAGTTCGCCTAGCATCTCCAGCGGGGAGGCGGAGCGCTTCGGCTCGGACTGGGTTTCGATCTTCTTCGCGGGCTCCGCCATCTTCGGCTCCTGATGCTTGGTCTTTTTCTCGACTTGGATTCGTTGGTAGTGGTCAGTACCAGTGCGGCGGATCAGTCCGGAATCGACTAGATCGCGCAGGCAGCCCTGGACAATCCGAACGTCCGGCGTGCTTCCGGTCATGTTGCGAAGTGCGGTGAGCACCTGGAACGAACGCCAGGGCTCAGAGATCGGTACGCACTCGTAGACCTTCTTCGCGATGCCGGTCTGCCCCTGCATGAGGGACTCCTGTTTTGCGGGCGTCACTGCTCGATCCTCCCTTCAGGCCAAATGCTCTTCACGACCTCTAACGGGTCGCAGTCCTCCATCAGAATCATCGTGAACGCCGGGCGGCCCGGCAGAACTACCTTCCAGCAGCGCTTCATGCGGCCTCCTGATCGGCTTGTTGTTGTGGGATTCCGGAGTACTCAATCCACTGGCGCGGCTTGTGGCCTTCGCGCTCCATGTATTGAGCGGACGCAGGGTCAAACCAGAGCGGGATGGTTTCCTCGACGCCGGTCAGGCGCTGCTTGGTGATGACCATCTTCACGTCGGAATGAGATGCGTAGTACGCGCGGTCCTCTTCGCTACCGTCCTTCATGGCGACTTCTTTCTTCTTGTTGCGCCAAACGGTGATCACGTTGTCGGCCAGGTCGGTAAGGATTGCGCCACCACGAACGTCGAGCTTTCCTGGAAGCTTTGTCTCGTCGTCAGCCTTGCGCGGGTGGGCAACCAAATGGACGTGGACGCCCATTTCGTGGGCAAACCCGACGATGGCTTCCATAGCCTGCTTCTGGCCGTTGTAGTCGTCCTCAGCCATGCCCAGCTTCGCCAGGCTGTCGACGACGAACTGCTTCACCCCGTATCGCCGAGCGGCATAGCGGAAGGTGTCGATCATCTCGGCGGTATTGGCAGAACCCATCTGGTTGTAGATCCACAGCCGACCTCCTAGAAACTCCAGGATCGCGTGGATGTATCCGCGAGACGGAAGGTTCAGCCCCGCCGCCTGGCGAACCATGCGTTGCAGGGTGCGCTTGGCCGGCATCTCCATTGAGGCGATACAGAACTTTTCGCCCTGGCGCATGCCGTGGAAGGCGAGGTAGTTCAGGAGCTGGGATTTCCCGTGACCACTCCAGCCGGTCCAGATAGTGACCTCGCTGTCGCGGAACCGAATGGTGTCGTGAGACTTCTCCCACGGGGTCGCCATCCCCATCACCACCGGGTTGCGCTCAAAGAACTCAGCACAAACGTCATCGGCGAAGGTTTCGGCTCCTACCAGCTTCTCCGGATCAAGGGTCTTGGCCTTGGCGTAGCAGTCGTCAATGTCGTCTCGCGTGTAGAACAGGGCGTCCAGGGCTTCGTTGAAGTCCTTGCAGCCCAGGTCAAGGATGCGGCAGCGCTCACGCCCAAGACGCTTGATCAGTTCCTCGGTCGCCTGCTTCCCAGCCTCGTCGTTGTCCATCGCGAGGTAGATCACGTCGAACCGGGAGAGCCGCGAGTATTCGTGCTCGATCCACGCCTGCTTCTCGCCTTTGCCGCCCCCAAATGGCACCGACAACGCCGGACGACCGTACTGCCAGGCGGTCATGGCATCGATCTCGCCTTCGGTGATGGTCACCTCTCGGGCGCCTTCCGGAATCGCCTGCCAGCCGAAGAGGCACGGCTCCGAATCCTTCGAGGCAAAGATTTTCTTCTTGCCGTTCTCGCGGTCGATGCACAGCGTTTTCCAGTGGATCAGGGTGCCGTCGCGCAGAAACGGAAACACGATGTCGCGGCCCTTCTCGCCGATCTTGAACGCCGCGATAGTTTCCGGCTTGAGCCCACGGCCAGCGAGGTAAGCCATGACCGGAGACTCATCGGCAGGCGCCTTGCACTTCGGGCGATCAGGGCGGACGTAGGCCTTCCTCGACGGCGCTTCGAGCTTGGGCTCGGCGATCCCCAGGTAGGACTTCGCCTCGGTGAGTGCAGTGCCCATGTCACAACTGCGAACTGCACGCCACAGGTCCAGCAAGTCGCCGGTTTCACCGGTCGAGAAGTCGCACCAGACACCTGCTTTCTCGCCCTTGAGGTGAACCCCCAGGCTCTGGCCCTTCTCGCCGTTCACGCTGCCTACGCGCCACTCCGAGCCCTCACGCTTGCCACCGGGCAGCAGGTGGTGAGCCACGTCGATCACGCGATCTGCGAGGCGCTGGGCGATCTGCGAGGGAGTCATGCCAGCCCCCTGGAGCGCAGGTAGTCCCAGCGATACCCGGAGGCGCGGTCGTGGGTTTCATCGCTCAGGATGCGGCGCTTCTCAACCGGAAGGTCGATATCGGCGTCGTGCCAGAAGTAACCCGGCAGCAACTTGCCGTCCGGGCCGAGCCCTTTGCGGATCGATTTAACGTTCGAGGTCAGCAAGCCGGCATTGGAAAGCCATTGCAGCGAAAGACCCTGCCAGCCACGCTCAACTGCCAACCCGAGAGCGTCACTCGGAGTGCAGCCCTTCTCGGAAGCTTCGGAAAGAACTTTCGCGATCCGCCGCCATGAGGTTTCGGTCAGCGGAGCCTTCTTCGCCCTTCGGACGCGGAGAAAATCCCGGACAAGCTGTTCCGGCAGGTCGGGAAACTCGGATTTGA